ACCACCTTGAAAAATGTAATCTGTGGATTACCAGTTAAATACATGTCTTGAGCACCATAAGCAACAAGTTGAAGAAGACCACCACCCATTTATGTTATATTCTTTATACTATAATAGGAGAAAAAAAAAGAGTTATATTATTTTTAGTTGCTGTAAGCAATACCACCCATACCTGACATAATACGAAGCACATTGTAATTAATAGCATAGACACTTAAGTTATGCCCTGAAGTGCTTCCAACACCTGTGTATGAATTCATAGAAAGATTCAATACAGCAGTATCAATGCGGGACATGTTGAGTGTTCCGGATGGTTGATGTTCTTCTGGCTTAAGAGCAAATGAATAAACGTTGATGCCAGCATTGCTGGGAATATTTTCGTGATGTTGGAAAGGTTGTATGAGATTGAAATAAGAACCATTGCGTTGAGCAAATCTGTCATTCCCATTGAGAACAAGCTTAGCAGTAGCAATGGGATTCTTAGTTCCATTCTTTGCTGTTGCGCCCATTTTGGCAACAAGAGCAGCTTCAGTTTTGTCTGCTAACGCAACTATATTATCAGTACCATTGGATGAAACACCAGAGCAACTGTAATTCATCCAGTTATTGTTTGTGTCTGCAGTACTGTTTGAATGTGTCTTGGTTACAAACCATACAAGCTCTTTGCAAGGATGATTGAAGTTTAATTTGGGTTTCACATTATCAACTGATTGTACTGATTCTTGTCCGGTAAATTGAAGTTGTTCAATCAGATATTCATGTGATAATTGAGCAAATCTACGGCGTTCATCAGTATCAAGGAAAATGTAGTCAACCCATAATGATGCACTAAAACTACCATCTAATGCAGATGTGTTTCCTTGGCAACGTTCTTTGTTTTCAAAAGCAAGATTGATCTTGACTTCATGGTATTGAAGAGAAATCAAAGGTAAAGCAAGACCAACATTACGACAGAACCAGAATTCAAGAGGTACATATAACATCTTTTGAATATCTGTTCCAGGTTTGCCTCCATAAGCGCCAATCATATCATAATACCCAGATTTCTTTGACTTTGGAAGAGATAATTCGTTCCAGATATACATCCAATGTGAATAGTGCTTATCAATCTTTTGTCCTCCAATTTCAACTTCAACATAATTGATCAAGCGTAAACCATAAAATTTGCAAAGATCATTGGTTGTAGAGCCAGATAAATCTAATGCAAGATATACACGGTGAATCAAATCACCGTTTCGAGCAATTGTGCAAGTAACACGTTGTCCATAACCAGGGGTTCCATTAAATGTTTGTTGAATTGCTTCTATGGCGAAATTAGTGTGGCGACGATACACTGCCTTGAAAAATGTAATCTGTGGATTACCAGTTAAATACATGTCTTGAGCACCATAAGCAACAAGCTGAAGAAGACCACCACCCATTTATGTTATATTCTTTATACTATAATAGGAGAAAAAAAATGAGTTATATTATTTTTAGTTGCTGTAAGCAAGTCCACCCATGCCTGACATAATACGAAGTACATTGTAATTAACTGCATAAATATTCATTGTTCCAGCTGTAGTTGAGGTCATGGATAACACAGCAGTATCAATACGAGACATATTGAGTGTTCCAGATGGTTGGTGTTCTTCTGGCTTAAGAGCAAATGAGTAGACATTGATACCTCTATTCTTAGGAATATTAGTATGGTGTTGATATGGTTGTACATAGTTGAAGTATCCACCATCGCGTTCAGCGAAACGATCATTACCATTCAATTGCAACAAGCATCGTGTCAAAGGATTCTCACCTTTAGGATATACACCAGTAAAGATATTGGATGTATTTGCTCCAAAGAGGCTATTATCAATTTCAGTTTCAGTAGTAGTAGTATAGTTATACCAATGATTGGCTGTTCTATTTTCCGGTTTGGCAACCCAAATGAGTTCTTTGCATGGATGGTTAAAATTGAGTCTGTATCGGTTTCCAGATGTGGCACTAAGTGCTTCAGCTCCTGTAAATTGTAATTGTTCAATGAGATATTCATGGGAAAGTTGAGCGAATCTACGACGTTCATCAGTGTCAAGGAAAATGTAATCAACCCAAACAGTAGCAGGGAAAGTTTTGTTTGCAAACTGAGTATCAGTTTGAGCGGACTTATTATGAATGCACTTGTCTAATTCCTCAAATTGAATCTTGAGCTTAACTTCATGATATTGTAAAGCAATAAGAGGAAGTGCTAAGCCAACATTACGACAGAACCAGAATTCAAGAGGAATGTACAAGCTTGTAACATCTTTGTTTGCACTGGCTGATAAACTTGTAGTAGCACTCTTTGAGCTGACAATATCACCATCTGCACCAACCATCTTTTCATATCCATAACGTTTACCCATGGGTAAAGACAATTCATTCCAGATATACATCCAATCTGAATAATGTTTGTCAATTTGTTGACCACCAATTTCAACAGAAACCTGAGAAATAAGTCTCAAGCCAACATAGTTAACATATCTGTCTGATGTATCACCAGGCCAAGAATAACCATTCAAAGCAGGCAAATCAACCTGAACGTATGTTCGATGGATTAAATCACCATTACGTGAAACAGTTACATTTACAGTATTTCCAAAACCAGCAGTTCCGTTAAATGTTTGTTGGATAGCCTCTATTGCAAAGTTAGTATGTCTGCGATAGACCACCTTGAAAAATGTAATCTGTGGATTACCAGTTAAATACATGTCTTGAGCACCATAAGCAACAAGTTGAAGAAGACCACCACCCATTTATGTTATATTCTT